AAAAGTTTTAACTATTTAGATAGGTAATTTACCTCGAGATATTCAAAAGAAGAGAATTGAAGGGAAAACGTCGTTATTAACCGTATTGAAACAATCAATAGAGAAAAGCGGTTAAATTTAGCGTTACAAATTCCCAGTTAAACGGCTTGTTGTAAGGCGTTTTAAGGCACGCAAAAATCAAAATGGAGTATTTATCCATGAAAAAAGCCCCTCTCGTCGAAACGAGAGGGGTAAATATTACTTAATTCCAGTGATGTATCCATCGTTGTTGGTTGTGACTGTAATGTCTCCTGTGAGAAGCTTTCCATCCTTGTCGAAGGCACAGATATTGTCTGCTCCAACTCCATAAAGACAATCTTCAGTTCTTGACCCGTCAGAGCGTAGGTAGAACCAGTCACCATCAAGCTTAAGCCAGCCAGTAATCATACGACCGGTCTCATCGAGGTAGTACTTCTTACCGTCACGCTCAGCCCAACCCGTGGCCATACGACCGTCAGAGCCTAACAAGTACCAGCTTCCGTTGTACTCAAGCCACTTATCAGCTTCGAGAGCTCCACTGTCATCGAAGTGCCACCAACACTTCTCAGATCCTTCCCAAGAAGCATGGACCCAGCCTGTGAGCATCCAACCGGATTCATTGAAGTAGTACCACTTCATGCCTACACGATACCAGCCGACGGCATACTCGCTTGATGACTCACCAGTCTGGTACCACCAAGAACCTTTGCCGTCGGTATGCCAGCCAATCTCAGAAGTCGAGCGGGCACCAGTCATTACCTCGTACCAGTAACATACACGCTCCATATAGTGAGCGTTCTGAGAGCCCGCAAGCTCGCCAGGACAAGCGGTTGCAGCAATCTGATTGTGCGGTCGAACATTACCACCCCAGCGAGGGTAACCAAGTCCATACTTAATAAGCAACGCCGCAACAAGATGCGCTCCACTTTCCTGAGTGGTCTCTGAAACTGTCCATGGGTTCGCATGATCGTTAGCGTGTTCGATGGAAATACTGCGCTGGTTTTCTTCCCAGCGTCCTACAGCATAAGCCGTGTCACTCTCATAGACATGTTGAGCAATTGCTCCTCCATTATCTACCGAGTAATGTGCACTGACGAAGCCATTTGCTGACCACATTGCAGCAATGCTGTAAGGTGAAGAGCCAACAGAAGCCTCATGATGGACAGCGATGTACTCAACCTTATGACCTCCACGCCCTGCAGTATATGAAGTCGTAGGCGCCCATACGTCAGCGGTAATTTCACCTGAAAAATCAGCCATTAGCGCTCTCCCCCGTCTAAAGGGCTCACGCTTGGTTTGTCGTAAGTCATTGCACGTTCAGAATCGCTAATACCTTTTGTTGTTGGGTCAACGGTAACACCGATAGCACCAAGGACAGCCACAACCACGGTACCAATGAGGTAAGGGTTACTAAGAAACTTCACGAACACATCAGCTAAGCTACCCCAAGTAGTAAGGTCAGAGTATGCTAGTCCCAGATATGCCAGGACAGGACTCATGACAATACCCGCCATGCCAAGCCACCAAGCTGGGTTATGAAGACGCACTTTCCAGTTAATCATTGTTGTTGCTCCTTTACTTCTCAAGTCTAGTAATGCGTGAGTCTAGATTTCTCACGTCGGTTTTGACCTCTGCAAGGTCTGTTGCTGCTTTTTTTGAGACTTCGTCCGCCCTTCGGGCCACAATACCGACCACGGAAAGCTCAGCTGTATGCTGAGTCAGCGTGGCAGTTAAGCCAGAGAGCGACTGCTGATACTTACTCAGCTGCTCATTCATGACTTGCTGGCGCGTTTCTAAGCGTGTGAGTGTATTGGTAACGTTGCCTTTCCAAGCATCCTCTTTCTCACGCTCTTCTTTAGAGCGAGATTGAAGAGTTGATACGGAAACTAAACAGCCAAGAAAAGCTGCAACGCCAGTAATAAGGAAGCCGACCATCTCAGCTGTGATATTCATAGCTGTCTCCTTAATGCCTCACTGTATAAGTAAGAGATCCCTGTCGCCAGTCGTTGGAGACAGTGCCTCCCATGTCTTGCAAATAGATGTTTCCATCTGGGCGAGCAGAAATGGCTGTAATAACGCCAGCGTGACCGGGGCAGAAACCAGAGTTATACACGATAGATTCTGTACTGCTAGAGATTGAACCGTACTTTTCATGATCTACTAGAGGCGGTCTTGCTTCTTCAGGAATGGTGAAGGGGCATCTAACCGCGTCATAAGCAACGTTATTTGCGAGCCAGCCACGAACCTTAATGGTCACAGAATCACCAGTGCGGTAGATGTGCCAGTAATTCTTATAACTTCCCTGATCTTGCAAAATGACTGTTTCAAAATCGCCGTTATCATCTTGATAGAGCGTATTCGCAAACATAAAGAGTTGCTCTGGCTTAGACGCAACAACACCATTAAGCTTGACACGATAGAGCGGAAAATAGTCTTGAGCGTCACCATTTAAGACGTTACCTGCTGGGACTAAGGGGTCCTCAGCTTTACCAGATGTTGGAACACCTCGAAGCACCTCAAGCTTTGCCGACTCAATTCCCTGCGCATTACGCTCATATTTAAGGCAGATAAAGTCGTTACGATTCTGTCCTTGAGTTCCAGAAGTGATTGTGACCTGCTCTGGTGCGGTTACACTCACTTGTCTACCATGCAGAGAGGCGTCACCGGTTGCAATAGTGACTCGATTGACGCTCTCTTGTGTGGCTGCTAGACGCTTACCAACCGCGAGAACGACGCTCTTTTCGCCAAAAATGCCAGCGTGTAAACGTCCTTTATCCGCACCGGTAATGTGAGGCGCTTGACCCTGTCCATCGACACATGTGACTGCCATATTAGTTCACCTTGCTTTCAAACTCTTTGAATGAAGCATCATGTTTTGCAAGAAGCTCGAGATATGCTTTGTAGCAACTCTCGCAATAAGTGCGATTCTCCTCTCCTCGCTGTGATTGACGCTTAATGTCATGCCATTGAGCGAGCGAGTATGTATTGCTTGGAGTAACAAACTCAGACTTACCGCATCTGTCACAGGTATATCTGGAGCCTTGTTCTTTAGCCATTACGCCGTCCTTTCCCACTTAAAACCGTCAAGTGACGGCAGGCGTTTCCATGTACCGCCGAGGCTCGATGGATTAAATGATTTAGTTGTTTCATAGATTGAACCGATTGGATGAGCTGCCAGAAAGCCTCCACCTTGGTTAGCTCCCCCGCTAATTTGAAGGGTCACCATTGATTGAGCTATTGAAGTGATGCGTCCAAATTCGTCAACTGTAAGACGTGGAATCGCAAAATTGGCATTATTCCCAGCCACAATTGATTCTGAAAGACCGTATGAACCAGCCTCTGCACCAGAACTTTGAAGGCTTAAAGTGACGTTGGAACCCGTCTGGGAAACTGCAAGCGGCCCTGTTGAGAATACATTCTTGACGCTTGAATTTGCTGAAACTAACGCATTGTTACCAATGTCTTTTGCCTCATGTGCCTGACCTTGAGCTGCAATTGCAGCAGACTGTGCAGCTGCAATATGAGTCTCAATATCAGCAACCTTCTCATCCGACATAACCGCTGAGATACGATTGCCGACAATACGAATGCCAGTGCCGGCTACATAGGTAGTTCCAGCACCTTGTGACGCTCCAGAAGACTCAAATGAAACTCCATGTGAGCCTCGAGTCTGGTTTGGTGAAGTCACTTCATAACTTACACTCATTACCCCGCTCGCGACTTTTACTATCTTCTTGCCAATAGTCGCTTGAGTCCGTCTTCCTGTGTCTTGATTTTCGGCTACAACAACATCATCGATGTATAGATTCAAACCATCATGGACTGTAACGTCTACAGAAGACTGAGCTTGAAGTTCTTTAAGCTTCTTTATTCCCTCTTTTTCAAGCTCCTCATCCTCAATATTGTTGTAGTCATAGAGCATAGATACTTCGTCTTGGCCAAACAAACTTTGCGTCTTTGAAATACGTCCCGCCCGGTCTGCATAAAGGTGAATAACTGTACGACTTGCAAGCTCACCTTTACCAGCGCAAACTAAGTGATTTACAGGATGATATGACGTCTTAGACTTGTAATCCAGGGCGTCAGAATCAAGTCTGTTATCCGTGAGAGGCTCTAGCCAAATAAGTGTCTTACCATCAGTGCGTTGAATTCTAAGTCGTGAGCCCGCAGCATTTGCAATGTGTCTTAATGCTGTGTAAGCGTCGCAAAAACGAGGCAACTGACACTTAATAATTGTCTCAGACTGTCCCGTTTTAGCCTCAAATACTGTTGCAAGATCTGCTGCAGTAACAATGCTCTCGATAGCCGTTTGAGCCTTATCCGAGATATTAATGTAATCAGTACTCGGGACCAAGATTTTTGAAGCGAGCATACCATGCCAGGTACGCCCGCTCCATGTAGTCGTAGACACACCGCCGTCAAGCGAGTCTGAAGCTGTATCGATGATACCGCCGTATTCTGTACCATCGATAGATACTAGATATCCATCTTTGATTGGAATCGACGGGGCAAATACTTCAAAAGTATTTCCCGTATCTCCAAAAGAAAGGTCGAGCACATAGTCCTCTGTGCCGGCAATATCTTCACCGTCAGCCTTTGACACCGTTAAGATGTCCATGGAAGACCTCCTCTTGTTTCCCACCATTCAACATCAAAGCCAAATGTGCCGTCCCATGAGACGCTCTGAAAGCCTTGTTTCAGTGGTTCAAAGCAATAGTTGCCACTGCCCTTTCCGCTGCCACGGCTACCAACATCGAAGCGGTCTGACACGTCCCCAAGTTCAGTAACAAGTGTGATTGTCTTGCGAGTGCGAGTGCCATCTATAACAAGACGACCTCCACTTGGGACTGTCACTAAAAATGAGTAAGTATTATCACCAATCACAATTCGTGGCTGAAGAGCTGTACCGTAAATGGTGAACTTTACTGGACATTCTGAGGATGAGCGAACTTCAAGTTGGTTTGGTGGTCTCGTAATACCAAGGTTGTATGGAGCATTGGTTGGTAAATTAAGCCAATCACTCTGTACATCATCGTGAGTCACGCTAAAACTTTTAATGTGGCTTTTGTGCCATGACCCATCTAACAAAATAACTGTAAGAGCAACTGTTGCCTGATCATGAAAGACCGATTGGACCTCACTTTTAGACACATACACATCTTGTGACCACTCATTGTCGTAGACCAGCGCTCCTGGCTTTTGATTATTGAAATCAAATTCAAATTCCTTGGCCATTGATTCTGCAAGTTCAGAACCCTCAATGAAGAGATCTAGCGTGACTTCTTGAGCATTAGACGAAATGCCAGAGATAGAGCGTGCTCCTAGCGTGTATCCAGGCTTGTAACCTCTAAGAGATGTGCCAGTACCAATTGAGGCTTCTGGCACATCAAGCTCAAAGCTATTACCGCGGGAAGAAACGTATTTGAGCTTACGCATTCGTCTTCACCGCCTTCTGAACCGCTCGAGCAAAATCACGGTCTCCAATATTGTTAGAGTTCTCATCAATAACCTGTCCGAGCTCACCGTTACGCATGAAGTCATAGATATCTGCAAGCGTGGTTGCATTTGCGCGTTGCTGTCTTGAATCAAGCTCAAAAGCGGCACGATAAATACCGTTTGCATTAGCGTCAGCAACTGCTGAGAAGCTCAAAGGACGCGCATTACTAAAGACATCATGTACACTTGACAGAGCACTCATTGCTTCTGTTTCAGCAAGTGCGGAACTTCCCTTAATCCCCCTTGCGAAGTCTCTCATGAGAGCACGGCCAGAATACGTCGTGTAGCCATGACCTGAGAATGGTCCTTTCTTTGCAGGTGAGAATGGGAATAGCTTACGCACCGCACCGAGCGCGTCTGATGCTGCGCTTGTTACTGCATTTACAGCATTTCTAATGCCTTTGGCGAAGCCATCTAAGAGCGCTTTACCAGAATTAACAAGCCAATCGCCCGCATTTGAAAAGAAACTTTTAATCTTATCTGGAATGCTTTTCACAAAATCAACTGCTGCATTTAGGCCATCTGTAACCCCACGGAGAAATCCGTCGGCGGCCTCTGATGCTTTGGCCGCCATGTCGACTGCCCAGAGAGCGATATTTGCCAAAAGCGTTGCAAGGGCAGTTTGAACTTGTTCTGGAATCGTCGATACAAATAAGACGAACTGGGCAAATGCGCTTGGTAGGTCAACAGTAAAGAAGTTAACGACGTTCTGGACAAACTCAGTGCCAATCTGTACCGCCAACTGAGCGAGTTGAGCGCCTAACCCAAACAGAAATACAACTGCAAAAGTAAGCGCATAAAGGACCATTGTTGGTAGCTCTTGGATGAATTGTCCTACCGCTGCGGGAATCCCCTGAACAAATTGGACGAATTGAGTGAAAGCTGTTGGCAATGTTGTTGTAAAGAAACCAACTATGGAATCTACTGCACCACTAATGGCTGAGCAAATAGAATCCCAAATACCAATTACAGCATTTCTAAAATCTTCATTAGTGTTCCAGAGCCATGTAAAGACAGCTCCAAGAGCAACTACCGCAACTGCAATCCAACCGATAACAGGGATAGATCCTACGAGTGCCAAAAGGCTCATTCCAACGCCACTAATTGCCGTTGAAATCGTTCCAAAGACACTCGCGAGCGCTCCACCCTCACCAACAAGCTCTCCAAAAACAGAAAGCGTTGATAGAACGCCCTCTCCACCTTTGATAGCGTCAAAAGCCAAAGAAGCGGCGCTTTTTAGAAGTCCGAAGTCGTCAGCTATCGAGCGCACAGCCTTAATAGTCTCGTATGCAATCAGAGCGGTCGCTACAGCGACAATGACGGGTGCAACAACTGTGAGGTTGTCTCTCAAGCCTTGAACAGCGTCACGAGCAAGCTCTATGGCAGATTTAACACCATCAACGGCAGATTTAAGCAAATCTGCTGCACTTCGGGAAGCATCCTCTGAGTTATCTAAACCAGTAAACGTTGTTATAAGGTCACCAATAAGCCCTATAGTGCCATCAAATACGTCTTTTAGCGCATTTAAAGCGTCACCAAATGATGTGATTGCTCCGTTATTTTGAAGCTGATCCATAAACGAACCAACAGTAGAAATAACGGGGTCAAGATACGTGATAACTGTATCGGCTATACCAGAAAAACTGCTAGAGAAATCGTTGATTGCGCCTGCAATATTTGCTTGGCCAATATGATCAATAATCTTAGCAACAGCCTTATTAATGCGGTTCTGAACATTGGTCCATGCGGTACCAATTGACTCCGTTGAGATACGTGCCTGCTCTGCAAATGAAGCATAGCCAGGAAGACCTTCATTATTGAGGCTTACAATTGCGTTGTTGAATTGGTCAAATGTAATTGCGCCGCTTTGCATGGCCTTATAAAGGTCTGCTTGGTTTGCATTAGCTCCGAGTAGGGCTTTAGCAATCTGGTTCAGCTGTCCTGGCATAGCTTGAGCAAGAATCTTCCATGACTGCATATCAACTCTGCCAGTTGAAAGCATCTGTGAATACTGCTCAAAAGCAGAATTCATTACCTCTTGACTCTTGCCGCCTGCCAAAAGTGCGTTATTAAATGCCAGGGCAACATCTGTTGCTGTGGCAAGTGAACCAGACACAGGCGCAATCTTCTGCACTGAGCCAACAATAGCGTCAAGCGATGTCGGAAGACCATCGATACCAGCTGAAAGCCGTTCAATAGTCGCACGCGCGTCGTCTGCAGAATATCCAACAGACTGCATAATCTTAGGGAAGTTTGCAATCGTATCGACACGGTTGACAGCAGAGGCAATTGAGCCAGAAATAGCATCTAAGGCGCGAGATGTAACGCTCGACACAATTCCCATAATTGCACCGGTTGCGCCACCAAAGCCGCTTGCATAGTTTTGAGCAGCCTGTCGTCCAGCATTCGTGTGGACAGACACTGCCGATTTATATCCACTTCCCAGTGCTCGCTTAACATTAGCACCAAGATTGTCGAATTTAGGAGTAAGAAGGACGGAACCTCTTACTACTGTTCCAGCCACTATTCACCTCCTAGCGTTCTCTAAAAAGAAGCTCCTCAACGCGGTCCTGTGAAACGTTAAGAAGCTTCTTCTTACTTTGTTCTTGTTTCAGTTCTGGACGCTTGACGGCGTCAGGCTTTCTGCCTTTACCTCCTGCTTGTTCGTATCGAAGATACGAAAGGTTATCAACCGCTAGCGCAAGCAAATAGTCGCTATTGGACCAATCGTTTCTGGGGTCAACATTGCAAACTGTTCTTGAGCCATGAGGGAGGTTTATCATCAAATAAAACAGACGCTCAAACTCACAAGAGTCAATGAGCGTCTGTAGCTTTACTTGGTAATACTGCTGAAAGTCTGCTTCCAGCTTGCCCCTTTTAGTGTCATCACACAGAATTGGAGCAAGCGGAATTAGTTTTTTGCGTCAAGTTTTTCCAGAAGAGCGGACTCAATGCGCATGATTTCTTCAGCGTCGTCATATCCGAGTTTAGCAGTTACGACTTCCACAACATGATTGTCAACATTGCCACTAAAGACAAAGTCGTAGAGAGCAAGTACAGGAGAAAGTGCTTCTGGGCTATTTTGCTCTGCATCGCTAACACGAGCCATGCGACGCATAAACTCACGAGACTTAATTCTGCGCATGTCAACGACATACTCTTCACCCTCGAATTCAATTATGCGCTCATATGGAGCGTGCTTTGGCTTATCCTGTACGAAGTCAAGATAATCATGCTCCAACTTTGCACGTGAATTTTCTTTCTCCGCTGCGAGCTCTCGAAGCTGCTCCGCTGACATGTTGGAAATATCCATATTGAGTCCTCTCAAAACTTAATTAATGTACAACGCCAGGAGTCGCACTCGCTTTTGTGGTGTCGTAGAAGACATCACGGTAAGTATCACCGTCAAAGACCTCGGCTGGCATACACTTAATGGTTGGTGTATAGCCAAGGAAGTCAGAGCTGTTCTGCTTTACGGTATCGCGCTCAAAAATGCGTCCAACAGGAATAATGGAACGCTTGACCGTAGTCTCATTAATAACAGCGTCAAAAATATAGATACGAGGTGCAGTAAAGCGTGGGTTGTGTCGAACAGTAATAGAGCCGTCTGTCTCAACCTTGACGTTATCGTCTCCATAAATGACCTTCAAAATAGTCTCAGCGGACTCAAGGAATGACACCTTTGCAGACTCTGAGTACTTAGAAATTGAGGAACTAATAGCGTTTCCTCCCCAGTCGTTCTTATCCTCTGCAGAGAGATCAACAGAAAACTCAACGCCATCCTCAGAGATATATCCAAGTGACTTAATCTTGCCGGGGTTTGCAGTCATCAGATCCTTGATGGTCTTCTTAACATCAAGAAGCGTCTTAATGTCAACGCTTGGGTCAACGACTGCGGCATATCCGCCAGGACGGCCCTTTGCTGCTCCGACGTAATTTGCATTGTAAATAGCATCAGCCATGATTACTCCTTACAGACGTGTAGTGATATACACATCTAATTGATATCGATATTTCTTTGAATCCGGGTCTGGGAAGTCGTAAATACTTTGAACTTCAACCTTGATAACCTTGTCAAGCTCTTGCCAGCACTCAAGCAAAAGAAGTCTTATTGCCAAGGCCAGCTTATATGCAGCGGCATCCGTGGTACTCCAAGCCTGCACTGCAAGATTAGCCGTATCCCAGCCAATCGTAGAGCTTCCCCCGGTTCGCGTAACGGTAATAAACTCTTTTGGTTCGCGGGCGGGAACTCGTGTTGAAGCAGGAATATTGAGCTTTTGACTCATATACTTAGTAAGGTCTGAAAGAATGTCATAGCTCATCCTCTACATCCCTTCTTAAGAATATTAAGCTTTGCATTAGCACGTCCAGCCCATATGCCGTTCTCCGCTCCAGAGCAGTACACAAGGCCAGCTGCGGTGTACTCTCGATTAACCCATTTAGCGTCAAATCGAGCACCATGTTTGAGGTATTTTTCTGGCAGTAAAGAATTACATTTTGCCGCACAAATCTGAGCCGCTTCACGGCACATATCAGCTACAGGAGCAGTATGAAGTACCTCGCGGATACCAGCCAAGTCTGGCTTGAGACCCGTGACTATAAAATCATTACCCATCGACAACCACCGCCTCAACTTCCCTGTCCCAATCGAGCGGCGTTAGACTATCAAGATAGGGCTGTGGGTCACCAACAACCGCAAACCTCACTCCATCAAACTCAATAAAAGTTCCCCTTAGGCTTCGCTTATAAGCCTTTGGAAAGTGGAACACCATGTCTATGCGGTCACCGTTTGGGCGCGTTGCAGACAAATCAGATGTCGCAACCGGAGCTGGCAAGACATTGTCAACAAGCTCAAAAGACTCTATTCCAGAGGTCTCGTTGCCATGATCGTCTAAGACAGTAGTTACTCTAACCACTTCTACCTGAACACCTCTAATGGCAGCCATCATTCACCTCATGGTCTTGCTTACACATCGGCTGAATTGAGCCAATTCTGATACCACTCAAGCCGAGTCGAGTGCGCTCTGAGCGCGTTACATACAAATCAGCTGTTGGGTTTGCAAAAGTCAATGTCGACTCATAAGGACCAGCATGCTGACTGTACTGAGAAGCACCCTCAAAACCAGCAGGAACATTCACAGCACGAGCAACAATCGCGCAAGTAACGGCACAAGCATTCTCATCAAACCGAAGGTTCAAGCCTTCTTTGTAAGCCGTTTGATGATATGCAATGAAATTTGAGCGCAAGAGGGCTGAGGCATCTTGCAAAAGCACCTCAACCCTCTCTGGAGCACCAGACCCATAACGTTTCTCATAGTCGGCCTTTGTGGCAAAGCTTCTTGTCTCTGCCATATAAGCCTCCTATTAAGCAGCGGTACCGTTTGCAAGGCGGACAAACTGTGCCTTATCACGTGCGACAAAGCCGAACATAAAGGTACACTTAAGAGCAAACATATCACGCTGATAGAGGTTCATTGCAGTGCCTCCAGCATTGATGGTTGCCTGGTCTGCCATAGAGACAGTGATGTCCTTAACGAGACCAAAGCGAGCACCAGTCCAGTCACCACCGACACCAACAAGCTCAGGGGTCTTAGAAGCAACCTTTGCCTGATAAGCTGCACGAGAGAAGAGAGATGGAATAGCAAGAACAGAAGAGCCGCCATCCTTGCCCTCAACAGATGGGTTGGTGATAAAGAGTGGACGCTGCTGGCTATCCTTAGCCTTAAGAAGCAGAGTGCGTGCCTTTGGAGAAAGTACCCAACCGTTAAGGTCACCGTTAGCGTTAGAGACCTTCTCGAGTGCGTCAACAAAGCCGTCATAAGGCTTAACAGAAAGGTCTACAGACTCAGCGTCTGCAAGGGTGTCAAAGCCAGTGCCAGGTGCAGTGCCATACATAATGGTAGAGTCAACCTTGCGACCAATGGCTCCTGGAAGACGATTCTGAAGCTCGGCAAAGATGGCCTCATAGTTATCTTTGAACTCATTGGAGAAGAGCTCAATAACAGTGAGCTTATAAGGCTTCATTTCCTTAACGCCAAGAGAGGTATTAGATACCTTAGCCTCTTCACCCTCAGCGGTAAAAGAAGCCTCTGGGTCACCAGTTACAACTGGGATAGTCATGCCGCGACCAGGAAGCTCAATTGGAGTTGCAAGCTGCATAATTGCAGACTGGTCTTGGACGTTTGCAAAGATCTCGTCAGAGAGGTCTTTTGGAAGTGTTGCAGAAGTTGTCAAAATACCGGTTGCCATACTTAAATCCTTTCAATTAGTTGAATGTTTCGGCCATGAATTGACCAAATTTTTGCGCTGGAGTCTCTCCAGCCTGTGTAGAAATACCTGATTCTGGAATGATTGGAGCAGAAGGCTTTTTGGCGAACGCCGCTACGGCTTCTGCAAACGTCTTCATGCTCTCTTCATCTGCGCCCTGAATGAGGTCCTCTGGTACCCCTGTGTCTTTAGCGACTTGCTTGCGCATCTGCTGCAATTTAGCGTTCTCATCACGTGTCTGCAGTTCACCTTTAAGGTTGTCAACCTCAGCGAGTGCCTTTTTCAGCTCCTCGGAGCCACTCTTTTCGAGTTCGTCAAGCTTTTCAGCCTTGGCTTTCAAGTCATCATAATCAGAGAACTCAGAGCGTACTTTTTCACGCTCTCTTTCCAGCCTGTCTTTCACGATCTTGTCGAGCTGCTCTTGAGTGGTTACAGGTTCCTTCAAATCCATTTCTTTCCTTTCAACAGGTTCCGTCCGCTCGGACGTTTACGAGTGGCATTACCCTTGCCACGAGGTAAATACCGCTTTGCCGCAACGGTTGCGTATATGAAAAAAGCCACTTTTCAGTGGCTTAAATCAATGAAATTGGGTACACTAGTCAGTAGAGATACCCGCCCGATTCTACTTGATGTGGATTTGCGTGGGTATTGTTTAATTAAAGGACGAGCCAACGGCTGGACTGAGTCGGGTTTGTTGGTGAATGAAATGCATCTGCGAGAGTGGGTGCATTTTTTAATATGTCTTGTCTACTAGTATCCCAAACCACATAGTTCTTTAAGTGGCATAAACTAACGGAATTGGGTATAATTAACCCAAAGAGCGAGCAGCCCGCGTACAACTGCGCGAATTTGCACTCGCTCTTTATTTGTGCACATTTACTAATTTCCCTGTTTTTGTAAAACAGGCAATCGTGTAATTGGCACCGAATTCATTTGTAACATCTTGTATTGCTTTAATAAGCTCTGCGTCACTGAAATTAGATTCAGAGTCATCTATCACCATCCTTACAACTCCTTTTTTTCTTTTATTAGTCTTTAGGACATAGTTTTTCACTGCTCCAAAGGCATTTTCAGAGTCTTGAAGAGTCTTTATTTCAACGCCATTTTCAAAATCAGGTAATCCAACTTTATGTTTTATGCCATCCGTTATAACCCAGTAGTAATCAATCTGAAAATGTGGCTCAATACCTACAGCCGCAAGCCTATGAGCCGTTCTGTCTTCCCATGGGTTTTTTATTGTTACTGAGCGCTCTATTTCCGGTGTTGCATAAGTCACTTCGGGCGGAGTGCCGTTATAGAGCCACTTGAAATCTCTTGTCTCACATTCGGCAATGATTGCAAAACGATTCTCCCACGTAGGCTCGAGTCCAAGCGTGTTGGCGCATTCAACCCAGCGAGCATACATCTCTTCTGGCTTGTATCCATCAATGGTAGTTTCTTTTGTTCCTGGAACAATGATGCAGTCACAGTGGAGATGGAACTTATGTCCAAGACCTCCCGCCTTTAATTCTGACGTGTAGTCAAAACCACGTGATGACAGCATAAAGCACCAGCCGCAGGTCTCTGTACCGGATGGAACTCTTGCCCAGCGAATATTCGAGCGAGCAACGTTTCTGTACATATTAGTATTGGCTTCACGATGTACATAAAAACGAGTAAGCGTTGCACAAGCGTCAATAAACTTCTGGTTGTTACCATCAACTAAGTCTTTTGCAAGGTAATGAACTTTTTTCTCGACTAAACCCTGTTCAATAGTTTTATGATAACGAAACCTTGCCTTAACACCTTCTGCTTTTACTATCTCATCAAACAGCTCTCCTGCAAGCTCCCCTGCTTGAGAAGAAAAAGCGTTGAGAGCTTGTTTAATTGACTTAATAGCCATGTTTCGAAGCTCTGCTACCGAAGAGTTAGGATTAGCAGTTCTAAGCGCATCATAATAGTCAGACATAAATTCAGCCGCATCGTTTGCGGCTGAATCAAGCTCTTTTCTATACTGCGAAATTCTATCCTTGCTTACCTGCATCAATTACACCATCCAGTAAATCTTGATTGTCAACTGGAGTCTTTGCAGCCTTTGCGGCAAAACGTGCCCTAAGAAGCTCCTGTGCTAAAGCCCTTTCCTTATCACTTTCAAGCCTTTGAACTTGGTCATCCGTAAAACCCAGTTCCTCAAGAAGAATCTCAGAATTGACAATCCACGGAACAGCCTGAGCAATCTTGAGCATGGAATCAGCCTGGGAAACAATTGACGGCATCGCAGGATTGCGCCATTTAGCCGTGATATTAGGTTCTGTTGTAAGCACCTCGGCAAATGATATGTTTCTCTTAACTGCCAACGCCATAAGAGCAATATCTCGAAGAGCTTCGCCGTTGTCGGCATTAAGGTTTTGAGCGTCAACGACCAAAGGCTCTTTTGCGGCGTAGATTGCTTCAGCTGAGCTTGGGTTATCAGATACAATTCCGAGCTCTGATATTGGAACATTTGTCTCAGCAGAAAAACGAGCTGCAAGCGAGCGCATGTAGTCAATATGCGGCTGCATTGACCCCTGCTGCAGCTGTCCAAACGTTGGGGTATCACCATCAGCGTCTTTTGAGACTGCAAAAATAGAGCCAATATAAGCGTCCCATTTTGAAAGCTTATTGAGAGCGTCTGGGTCAGCGCCAACAAGATATTTCTGGGGCGCCGTCATAAACTCAGCCGCAACTTCAGCTCGAACGCTTGAGCGCATGGCGTCATCCGTCAGATCCATAACAGCTCGAGTGATGCGTGACTTACCAAACGGACGGTCAAGCGTTGCCTCATAAACCAAAGGCTCCATGAGACAACGACCCATTCCATGCGGAATATATTCAGCAACCCAGCGAGTCGAGTCGAGCGCTCTTCGAATGCGAATAATGTCAGTATCGGTAAAGACATTAATCCACGTTGGTGCATTCCTGTGATTCGGTCGATTGTCACGATCAACTACAACAATGCCCGCCTGGATACGATGTAATCGTTCATCCCAAAGGGCGGCAGCGGATACTGCAGAATACGCAGAAATGATAACCGCTGGTTCTCCAGCGTCAACATTTCCAGCCGTAACCGTAAGAAACGCACAGGAATTTCTAAGTTGGCCTTTGACAGCCTTACGATAGCGTCGCTTGAGGGCATTTTCACGAACAATAGCCTGTAGTTCCTTGGCAGTATCCTCATCCGTGCAAGTAAAACCATCGAACTGAGAGCGGTCAGCAAGAGCATCTACAGCCTTTGCTGGCCATGAAATAGCCTGCTCCAAGTTTCTTAAGCCGTCAGGCACCGAAATGCCGAGCTGCTGAGGCTTTATATGCATGAGATAGTAGCCATCGCGCAAACGATTGCGCGCAAGAGTCTTTGAGTAAACTGCACAGAGATTTAAAACTGTCTGCCTATCTTCTTTTCTCAGTCCAGCCGCTGTTGCAATAGCAACAGGAATAATTCCAATTGTCACCAGACTACCTGCTTTCTAGCTGGGTTTCGTTTAGTGGTTCTAACTCCATAAAGTGCAAGTGCTGCAGATTCAGCGGCGGTACACGTTGCTTTTGGAGAATCTCCAAATCCAAAGCCACCGTTATTTCCAATTGCACGCCTGGACGAGCCTGTAACAGACTCGTCCAGTGCTGGAGAGGGGACGTGACATATGCTGTGTGCTCCAACTTCATCAACAAATCTTGAAGCTGCCGCTACAGCCTGTTTTGTATCGCAAAGAACAATGCCTCGCTTCGGAAAACGTAGCTCCTGCAAGCGTTCGGCTAGCTGAGTTGCGCCAGAACGGCCATCAATAACAACGCATGCAATACGACTCTCACGTTCCTTGATCCATTGAGCGAGGTTTTGACCAGCTCCATAAGCGTCTGCGATATCCACGAGCTCAACATAAGCTGTTGGGTTATCTTGCTGAGTTAGAGCTGCTGAAATTGCTACTTTCTTACCATCGAGCGAATATTTGATTCCAAAAGCAAGAAGACCATCGTCATAAGGCTCTTCTGTTATGCACTCATTCCAGTCATTTGCATTGACGATATACTCAACTGAAGTATCGAGCGTTGACCACCAACCAAGACGCTCACGAGCAAATCCATCTTTTGTCATCTGGTGCCATTCGTTGAGTACCGCTCTTTCTGTGATGCGAGCGCCGAGAGCTGGATTAGTCTCATAAGCAAGGTTGAGTGCTTCTTCATCGCTGATATCCTCTCTCGGAACCGATTTTGCGGCCCATTCAAGCCACCAAGCCTCGCCAGGACTATCGGAGTGAGCTGTATCGTGCATTCGTTTGAATACTGTTCCTCTACATGTCGGGTCAGGAGGAGTTCCGATATATATGACTTGTGGAGAACCATCTTTAGATGCAGAAACAGTTGGCAAAATAGCATTTAGCTGAGCGTCTGTAAGCTCCTGTGCCTCATCAATAATAATGAGTGAGCGTGTGCCTCCGCGTGCCTTTGATGTTGTACGTGTCGAGAACTTAAGCCTTCCAATTGCGCGTTTGCCGCTTTTGTAATGCCCACAATCAAAGAGCAAGTATTGCTTTCCTGGCTGTCTGTAAGCCTTAAGAAGAAGTTCAGCTAAGTCTGGGTATGTCTCATCGTCCGTAAAAAGGTTCACGATCATATCAAAGAACTCATCAACGGTATCTGCATTGTGAGCTGAATAGACAACGTCCATTCCACAAATGGCCGCACACCAAATGCCGTAGAGTCGTGCGGCAAACGATTTACCATTTTGTCGTGGCTTTGCTGCACCAATAGTTTCAGCCGCTGGCATACCTTTAGCGTCTTTAGCCATATAAAGTTCAAGCTCGTATTTTTGCGCGTCATCAAGCTTAAACCCGTAATGAGAAAACATATTTATGCAAGCTTTTGCATCAGAATGATGATATTTTCCAATGCGTTCAAAGGTCGGTTTTTGATTTCCAACACGTTTTTTACGCCTTGGCATCACGAGACCTCTTTGAGATATGTCTTTCTGGCTCGTTTAGCAGGGCTTGGCTTTTTAGCTGCAAGCAACTTCTCTTTTTCCATTGCGTCGACTTCGTCAACTACCTGGACGAATGTCTTTACAATGGCAGCAAAATCACGGCCAGATTCACAATCATCTAGCTTCTTTGCCATAGTTATCTGCAGTGCTTTATAGATGTCATACCGACCGCCCTCTCTGCAAATAGTAACTAGTTTCTTGGCCATCAAGACCTCCTTTCAGGCTCACTTTATTGTGGAAAATTTGAGGGTTCGCTATATTCTGACTATGCCAAGGGGCGTCTTTTTGGGGCTGTGGGAGGGTGTACCCCCCTACCACAGACGCGTTCTTACAATAGGTAGTGCATTACCCTTAAGCTCGTCCATCATGCGGTTACCGCGCTTCTGATTACATATACGGTGCGCCGCTTTGACATTCTCTGGGTCGCAGGCGGCGGCTCGTCTTTGTTCAAGAGGTAGCCTTGAGACGGGTACAACCTCATCCATCTCAAAGCTCATCGGGTCACCAGCAGGAAGCGAGTAATCAATTGGCATACCGCAAATGTGACACGGTTCTTCTCGTGCAATCATCTGCTTACGCAACTGATCTCTAGCGTATGAGCGTCTGATGTTGTAACTCATTTGCTCACCTGCCTAACAAAAAAGCGCCTTGGCTTATGACCAGAACGCTTATTAGTCCCTTTGTTGCGTAAATCGCTACTGTACATAATATCACAAAACACCGCGCAAGAGTGCGCAAGAGTACGCAGAACTTAATTTCTCGAGTTCTCCATATCTTTACGAATCAGGTCTTTGATATAGCTCGAGCGGTTCTTCTTTGACTCTAGAAACTCTAACAAGTCTTTATCGCTTGGATACAGGTTGAACATAATCGCCTTGACGTTGTTTTTGCGATACTTAGCACTTGCCCGCTTTTGAGCTTCACTAGTAGCCATTATCAACTTTCCTTCTTGTGAATGGTCTTATAGAGAATGTGCGTTACTGCAACAGTAACTAATATGAGTAATACGTTTTCCATTTTGTGCTCCTTTATGCTAATCTTAGAGCCTAGGAGATACCAGCTGCAACTGATATCCCCTTTGGCTTTAAGTCCTTACTCGTCTCGGGGTTGGGACTTTTTTAGTTTCTCTGCAATCTTTTCAACTGTGACTGTAGCAACTGCTGTGAAGACTGCGAGAAACAATTGCCATATCTTTTCTTCCATCTCTCACCTCCTTTCTTGTTGTATATAGTATATAACTATTATCTATACAATACAAGCAAAAAGGCAAAAAAGATTATTTATTTTTCAAAAATTTTTCGATGTAATTCTCCTCATCAATTGTTTCAAAGACTTCACGTTCTAACTGTTGAAGCGTCCTTACAGGAGTAAGAAGTCTCTCAGATACATCATTCCAAGTCAGGCATTGAAGATAACGCCATTGAAGTAAGTCAGCATAGATAGAGCTACTCATTAGTTGACATATGCCACCGTCTCCGAGTTGGCTCACACCGTACAGAAGCGTATAAGCGTCATTGATATAGTCATAATTGTCATTCATTCTTTTAGACAACAATGCTTCTAGATCTATGCGTTTATCTACTTTTGCCATAGTGTCTTGATTAGAGCCCTTACTTTCACCAGCTGAATATGATTGTGCTTTTGCGCCTTCGGTCTCTTGAAGGCTCATAATTTGCTGTAATGCTCTAGTGTTCTCTCTCGACGCCTCTGCAACACCGTGAAAGAACTCTGATGCAGTTAAACCACTGTAATCCATAATTCTCCAAACGTAGACACGTTTAGTTAGAGTAGTTATTTAAATTATATGATTTAGCTGGCTTGATAGAGAGTTTTCAACATTATGTATACAAGTTTTCTACAACTTATAAACATTATTGTATTGTTGAGCGGAATAATCTCTAATTTTTTATAGGAGGGTGCGCAACCGGTACGCTTGCGAGCCTTTCTCCGCCGCTTTGCGAATTGCTTTGCGTGTAATTCTCAAGCTGCTTGCTTGCTATACCGTTACGTTTTTCGATAGAAAAGCGAAGCAAGTATAGCACATCGAAAATCTCATAATGAGCGTATCGAGCGTAACGGAATTTATTGAGCGCTACCAACAAAATCTACATAATTTTTAGCCTAGTTTTCTTAATTTAGGGGTCTCAGATGACTCCAAGACCCCTGTTTGTAGGCTCTACTCAACTAATAAATAATTTAATTAGTCTTTAGAACGGAATGTCCGAATCGTAAAGCTCTTCTTCTGGCGCTTGCGGTACCGTGAATGAAGGCTGGCCCTGATCTGTAGCGGTCGTTGTTTGAGTCCTGGATAGAAACTCAATCTCCCCTACAACAACCTCTAGTTTGCTGCGATGCTGTCCGTCCTTTGTTTCCCATGAGCTGTAATGTAGTTTTCCATCAATAGAAACCTTTGCACCCTTAGAAATAAAGCGTGAAAGAGCTTCAGCACGCTGTCCAAAAACAATACAGTCAATGAAGTTAGGAACATTCTCCCATTTGCCTGTTTGCGGGTTCTTGCGACGGTCGTTAACCGCGACGCCAAAGGAAAGAATGTTTGTGCCGCCAGCGGTAGAACGGAGCTCTGGGTCACGGGTTAGGTTTCCAGAGATATTAACGTGGTTGATTGACATATTGAACTCCTAAAAGTATTTATCGATGATTTTTTCAACGTCCATTACACGAGGTGAATACGAGTAATTAGACATTTCCCAAACAAGAAACTTATGAGGAAAGCCTCTAATATCGTCACCATATAAGACCGAGACCCAGTTACCACGAGATTTGAAATAAATGTGCTCAACACAAGCGTTACTGCGGTCAGTCCAAGTCTTACCATAAAGCTCTAGTGCATCGCACAATTCTTGACAGTGCTTACTTCGTTCCATGCTTACCGAGCACCTCCAGAATCTCTTCAGGCGTCTTAGACGCGCCAGGTGCGAACGCATAGTCATCTATCGAGTGAATAATAGAGACCTCAAGCTTTAGTGGAAATCCTGACGAGATGCCGCATACAATGCCATCTGGCGTTATGTAGTAAGAGCACATACAACAAAGTACGGACCCATCATCTAATGGAATCCAAGTTCGCTCAGTAGTAAATCCAGTGTGGTCTTCCCAAGGAATATTTTGAGCATCAAGCAATCTGCGTAGATCCTTTGTGACTTTAGAAACAGCCATGCTAATGTCCGCCTTTCTTTAATTGTCTGATAATTACTTCTTATCTAGCACTCACTAAGGGGTAAAAAGAAACTTCAAGTTGAATGAATATTTTTTGTAGAATTCAACTTGATTAAAAATTGCTAATTGCAACAAATTGCAACAAGCCTTTAAGGCATGGAGCGGTTAAAACTCTCTTTGTTCAATGGTCCTCAGAGTGTCTCCAAACGCTTCTGCCGCTGTCCTGTCACGTCCAGGAAGTAAATGAGAATAGAATCTCAACGTCGTTGCTGGGTCAGCATGGCCAAGACGCTCTGAAAGAGTCTTTAAGTCAACACCACTTGCCAAACACCAAGATGCGTGAGTATGTCTGAGTGAGTGGAAGGTAATGCCTTGAGGTAGTTGGAGAGTGCGTCTCATACGTGTAAATGACCTCGAGACGCTCGTAGGTCGCATGTATGAGCCGTCAAGACTAATTAACGGTGTAGAAGACTCTACAAAGGCAATATGAGCTTTCTGAAGCTTCATGTAGTCGCTAATAAAGTTGATATCTGAGTCTGTGATGGCGATGTTTCTTGATCTCTTGCCTTTAGTGGACTCTCGTCTGTATGGCTTCCTGTAAGACTCTTCAATAACGGTACCGGATACATGAATATGCTTATATAGCATGTTTACATCACTGTACCGAATAGCACAGACTTCACCGCACCGCATACCCGTGACCAATGAAAGCCAAGCTGCAAATGCGCAAGCAACACGGGAATTAAACTCATTCTCTTGAATGGCCGTAGTAATCCTAGAATTAATAAGGGTACTTATTCCAGCAAAACCCCATTCTTCAATAGAGACGGCTTCATGAACTTCCCTGGACGGCTTTGCAACATTAATAAGCGGGTTATAGTCGCATATTCCAGCAGAAACAAAGTAATTGTAAGCACCTCTCAAGAACTGATGCAGGTTGATTACACTATTTCGAGACAGTCCCTTCTTTAGTAGATCTTGCTCAAATGCGGTAAGTAAAGAGGATGTAATACTTCTTACATCCTCTTTACCAAGCCGTCCATTGATGTGGTTTCTAATAAAGCCTTCATGCTGCCTTGTAGTGTTAGGGCTCGCGCCATTCCTGCGCTTAATTGACACATATTCAAGAAGTAAATCCGTAAGTTGAGTGCTTTTAACTTTACCGTCAGATGTAATGTGAGAAGCCCACATACTGGCTAATTCTTCAGCTTCTTTCTGCGTTTTAGCTGCAGGAAAACTTGCGTATGGCTGAATGATTTTGCCGTTGAGATTCCTTCCCAAGTAAAGTCGACAGCACCAAATACCGTTCGAATTAAGTCGAACTTTTATCGAGCGATTCATTAGTAACGCTCCATGTAGCAGCCTTTGAAGCGTCTCCACTCAAGAATCAAGCCAATCGCATTAGCCTTTCTTGAACCGTCGTATCCAAGAGTGATACCCTCGTCCTTTGCGACTGCCTTAATTTCCTTCATCGTCATCTTTTCAAGACGCTCTCTGTCTTCTGCTTCTTTAGGGTTCATTAGTCTCTCCTTAGTGGCATGCCCATTACCAGCGCAGCTATAATTGCGATAACTCCAATGCCAGCAACAACTGCAACGTTCTGGGTATCACCAGTTGCAGGTAGTACAGCCTTCTTCTTAGCCTTCTTGGCTGGCTTTGCTGGCTCGGGCTGTGGCTCGGGTTCGCTGTCCTGTGGCGTTGGCACTGGCTCGGGTGTAGACGTTGGAGTTGGCGGTGTCTCGGGTTCGGGCTGTGGCTCGGGTGTTACTGGCTCTGTTGGCTGAGGACGGTTATCGCCGTTACCGTTGCCGCCGCTGTCTTGATTGACGTATTGATAGCGTGAGCTCTGCGTGGTTTCGCGGCTCTTTAGCTGGATAGAGTTCTCTGTGGTCTCTGTACCTTCTGTCTCGTAATACATGAAGTATTGGTTACCCTGGAAGTCAACGCTGGACAAGTCCCACGTGAAGCCGTTGCCGCTAATGGTTGGCTCGGGAACATTGACGCGAACCCAGCTTGCAGGGTCAATGTTGCTGTATGCGTCCATATGAACACGGTAGAGCCTAAACGAGCCAGGAATAATGCGTGTACCCTCTTGCGCTGTGTCCTCTAGTACAACGTTAGTAAGTGACTCCGCTGCGTGGTTGAGTCTGACTGACCACTCGACCGTGCCGTGGTCGGTTTTGACGCCCCACTTTGCAATGACTTCGTGCTGGATAGTGCCGTAGTGGCGTGTCTCAAAGCTAGTCTCGACAACCTGTCCCGTGGCTTCATCAATGATCCTTAGCGTGGTTGTGCCCGCCGCTGCGTCACCTTTGACGTGAGCCGCAAGCCACAATGTACCTTGCACATGGTCTTTACCCTCAACCCATGACGTATAAGTGATCGTGACGCGTCCAGGAGTCACTTGTGCGGTTGCCATGACGACGCCGTCTGGTGCATAGATGTTGAAACTGGCCGCGTTAGTCGCTGGGAAGTCGAGAATGTCGGGAATACCGAGCGAGAACGTGTCGCCCTCGTGTACTTCGCCCTGCGCGTTCCAAGAAGCCGTCAAGTAGATATCTTGGTTCGTGAATGCAGAGGTTAAGTCCTGTTTGTTTTTGTCGGTAACTCTAAAGCTGGTGATTGTGGTTGGTACTGTCTGTGCTTGTGTGAGAGCCGGAACAAACACCAGCACTGCAAAGACAGCAACAGCCAGCCATTGAAGAAACTTCTTCATGGTTAAAGCCTTTCTATTAGGTTGTGATAAATGGGGAATTAAAAATAAATGAGGAATTTAATCGCTAAAAGCAAAAGCAATACCAGCTAGAATGCAGAAAACTAGAACAACAATATCTGCGGCACCCATATGAGCCTCCTTTCTATTAGTAAGATGACTTACAAGAGTCTTTCAAGAGTCTTTCAAGAGTCTTTTTGAGTGCGCCATAAATGACATAAATAATCTTGTTTTCACCGAAATCAACAACACGCATCCCACACGCAAGCGCAACATCACGCTCAAGTTTTGCACCACGAGAAACATTCCAGCCGGGCAGCATTACTACCGTGTCGTAATTAGTAATTTCTGAAAGGCATCGATGCATTGCCTGTTCCCAGCTAGAACTTGCAGAAATTTGCGCGGCGGGGTTATAGATCTGCTCAGCATCGCCAAGCGCAGCAAGCTCTTCAGCAAACATAAACAAACCTTTGTAGTTCTTTGTATTAGTAATCGGCCCAGAAAGGTACACTCGTTTGCCCTTAATATCAGAGCCGAGACATTCACCATTACTCAAATATGCCAGTAAGGCATAACGCTCGATGAGGTCCACAGTTTTCTCAACAGTATCCATTACTACTCCTTAATTTTTAGCTTGTATCTGTTTCTGTTTGCTCACTCTCGCTTCCCTCTCTTTGCGGCTCTTGCGCATTTCAGTTGCCAGTAGTTATATAAAAGCGAGTAGGTATATAGCGGTCCTCCATAGGCAAAATGGGTTCCAAAGAGCCACTTAGGACCTTCCGGGTCATCAGCATCAAAGCCACCTCCCCAGCCATGTTTAGCTTCGATGTGCCAGAGAAACCACGCAAGAATTCTTTGAGGTATGGTTAAATACGGAATCATACTTTGTCTCCTTTTCTTGGTTATTCATCGTTGATCCTTACGTTGCTAATGCAAGTATTGAATTGTCGATATAGCCATCTGCCGGTTTAGCGGCTTACTCTAGCGTCTCTGGCTCTCTCATAAACAACATCCAGTGCGTCTTAGAGGCTTTAGGGCGACGATTACCGATGATTGGCTTTGCCGGGCAGAGCTTAAGTACGTCTTTAAGCGGAATGTGATACTCGTACCACTTAAAGACGAGAACGCCGTAAGGTTTGAGCACTCTCAAACACTCGCTAAAGCCTTTGGACAAGTCCTCATGCCAGCTATCGGAATCAAGTTTGCCGTACTTATCGACTTGCCAACCTGC